GGATACCAGTAAGAAGCAAACAGCATTACAGGAAAACGAAAGCACAAATTATGTAATCGGAGTCATGAGTGACTCTTTGGATTACGACGAATTACCAGTGTTATAAGGAACAATAATGATATCAACAACAGTTTGGAGTAAGGACCATTGTCCTTACTGCGATCAAGCAAAAACATTGTTAACTCAAAGAAGCATTTCATTTGAAGAAAAGAAAATTGGTCACGGCTACACAAAAGAACAACTGTTAGAAGAAGTTCCAACAGCTAGGTCAGTGCCTCAGATTGTTATCAATGGAAAATCAATTGGCGGCTTTACAGAATTAAAACGATATATCGAAGAAACAGGTTTCAACGGTACTGGACATTCATTAGGAACATAACATGTTAATTGACAAAGGCGTAACTGCCGGAAACGTAGTATCACTTAAATTAACTTCAGGCGAAGAAATTGTAGCCAAGTTGATTGAAGAAACAGACGCTTATTATAAACTAGGTCGCCCAATGGTAATTGCTATGGGTGCTCAAGGCCCAGGGCTTATGCCATACTTGTTCACTGTAAATCCAGAAAAAGAAGTCAAACTGGCAAAGGTCACAGTTACAGTTTGTGAAGCCACAGACAAAGCATTTGCTGATCAGTTTACTCAATCAACCACTGGTATTGCACTAGGATAATCAACTGTTTTTTGTGCGATAAATACGACACATAAGAACGGAAAACAATGCCAGCAGTACAACGAGAAGGTGATTCAAACTCAGCAGGAGGAGCAGCCAAAGCTGGCGTAGCTTCTGTACGAGTAAACGGAAGTACTGTTTGTGTCACTGGCACCGGTGTTACTGCGCATGCGCCATGGGGAATCCCACACCCACCGCATGCCGCAGCCAGTACCACAGGCGGCAGTCCTACAGTCAGAGCAGGTGGCGTACCAATCAACAGAACCGGCGATGTTGACACTTGCGGCCATGCCCGGGTAGGCGGCAGTCCAGATGTAAGGGTGGCATAATGGCTGCAATACTATCGCCGTTACAACTTCAAGCCGGATCTGCATTATTTCAAAATCAAGGTATTGAGATTTCTTCAACGCTGACAACTGAAATTGCTGATTACAAATCATTGCCTTTGTTGGCAAATTTGATTGCAACAATCAATGCATCAAATGCACTGCCAACCAGCACACAAACATTATTGCAAACATTTGCCGGTAATAGTTGCCCGGCATTGGCAGACTCAATAGTTTCTGGCACAGTTTCTTCAGTGTCAACAACACTAACCAACTCGGGAATGTCGGGAATTATTACGCTAACAGCCGAAAACTATTTTGGCTTTGGCGATCTTAGTAAGTTTGCTCAAACGTTTAATGCCGCTGTCAGTTACGCAGAAACAACAAATATTTTTATTAATAGTGCTGTAAACGCCAACACATACTTGGGCGACACATTCACCAGCATGAACAGTTTGACCACAGGTGGGTTAACAGACGTGAACTTGGCCACAAAAGCAATGGGCGATGATTTATCCAATGCAGGTTATTGGATTAATTTAGCAGACTTGGCAAATCTAGGAACTCCGCTGGCATTGATACAACAAATATCACAACGTGCTGGCACAATATCACCACTGATTGGCGCATTGGCCACCGCCGGAATAAATGAAAACATTATACTGAATCTCAGCGACACTGATTTGATTGTTACCGATGACGTTCAGCGAGTCATGTACACTACACTGACCAAAATAACAGGCAGTGCATTGGAGCAACTGTTACAGATATTAGACATATGGACACCAAATATTAATACGTTGGCGGATTTGTTAAATCCTGCTGTGATGTTGCCCAACAGTTATGCATCATTGACTACTTCAACTGTTGATGGCTTACGAGGAATCTATATAACCGAAGCACCAGTTGCTCCGTTTAGAACACTTGATGAAGAAGCCGAGTCTCGCGTGGTTGCCCGCCCACTGGCATGTGCGATACGCCAAAACGAAACTGCAATAGTCAATACTAACACTGGCAGTGGGGCATTTTACACAGTAAATTCAAATCTGGAACCAATTTTGCCACCGTTTGGTATAAGCCTTGACCGCTTGTCTATCATAACAGATCCGGGACTGGCATTGGCCAACAAAGCATTTGCTAATGCGTTGTTACAAATTACTAACGTCGGCAGAATGACATTGCCACAGTTAGCAGAGGCTTTTTTGACAGCCGCAACCAATAACGATCTTCCTGACATCAATGCACAGACTCAAGCAGTTCCGCAAACTGATTTAGATTATTATAGTAACACTATGGCCACTGGTACTGGTGACAACGGAACAATATTAATAACAGACATTCTTGGAACAGCGACCGGAATAAACATCACTGACAACTTGAGCAATTCTATTTCTGTAATAAACTCTTTGTACGATGCAGGCGAACTAGATGATTTGATTACCATATATGATGATATGCTAGGAAATGTAGCCGACGATACTGCTATGCTATCATTGATTGGCAATGCCCAGTCTGAAATTGCAAATGTTATTTCTTCTAACCCAACCGAAACAACAAACCTTAACACATACTTTTCGGCGATGAGCACACAAATCACCAACGAAACAACATTTCAAAACATATCCGGATTAAATATTGCTGGTACTACCAGTAGTCAAACATCAACTCAGAGTTTTGTGTTTTCTTTGCCCAGTTACGGGGTTGATACCAAAGTAGGTGGATCAGCTCAATATCTGGAATCTGTTGCAAATGTGTCAACAGCAGGCGGCCAAGCAATAGTTGCTGTGTTAAGAGAAGGTCGCAGCCGATTAGGGCTAAATGCCGCCGGGGTAGGAACAGCATCAAACTCGGTCAGTGCTGACCCTGCTGAAATACCTCCGCAAGCCAATTTGATACCATCAGTGGTAAGCGAAAGTTCTGCCAGAGCCAACATAGTTTACTAAACTGTTGCCAAAAAACAACAAAAAATACCCCAAAATTAGGGGTTTTTTTGTGGCTAAAACGGTTGACCCATATTTGCCAATTTGCTATAATATATACATAGCAAAGCAAAACAGGAGTTGAAAATGTCCAAGTTAACCGAATACACAATCGAAATCTACAAAGCAGACAAGCGTATCAAACGTGATGAGCGACACGGCAAGAACAAGGTAGGCTTGCGTTTTGTCGAAGTGCTGGACTATGCTCCCAGCACCAAAGATTCAATTGAACGCATTGCAGAAGACTTCCGCGAAGCAGGCTTTGTAGCCAACGTGGTTGAAACCTTTGTGACCAAACAGAACTTGATGGGCGGCACAGAGTTTCAAGAGCGTTACGATACGCCTCGTTACTGTTCGCCCAGTTCAGAAACTTACTGGAGCATGTAATACGCAAGTATTACAAACTTTTGGTTGACCAATATTTGCCAATTTGCTATAATATACACATAGCAAAGCAAAACAGGAGTTAAAGATGGCATACGTATCCCAGGAACTAAAAGCAAAGTTGGCACCCACTATCAAGGCAGTGCTGAAAAAGTACAAGGTAAAGGGTAGCATCAGTGTTCGCAATCACATGAGTTTGGTTGTGACTCTCAAAGAAGGTGCTGTCAACTTTGGCAAAGATTACGCTGATGTCAATACCTACCACATCGATGCTCACTATGCAGGTCGGGCACGTAGCCTCCTAAACGAACTCAAAGCGGCAATGGAAGGTCCAGAGTTCTTCTGTGAAGACGATATCCAATCAGACTACTTCCACCGTAGCCACTACATTGACATCAACATTGGCAAGTGGGACAAGCCCTACGTTTGTGTTGCTTAAGGAGACAAAAATGGGTCACAAAGTTATTGCAGACAAGAGCCAAATGGACATGATGCGTGTCAAGTACGGAGCCCGCAAAGGACTCGAAGGCCCTTTTAACTTCAGCGGTCGTGTGTTATACTATGACACCAAAGAAGGTCAATATTATGACCCAACCACAGACTTTTATGTTGAGCAGGACGAGATGGACATGATCCACGCTCGCTTGTTAGCAGTTCTTTCAGCTTGATATCAGGAGACCATTATGGACGTACAACAAATCAACAGCACAATTATTTCTGGACAACTTTCCAACAGTGATTTAGAAAGCATTGTGTCGGCAATCAAGTTTGCTCGTAGTCAACTTACTCGGCAAAAAGCCGGCACATTGGTAATTGGTACCCACGTCAAGTTTACTAGCAGTCGTGGCGGCGCCACAGTGTACGGTGTTGTAGACAAAGTGAACCGCAAATACATTCATGTTCGCGAAATCAATACAGGTCGATTAACTGCTGGTGTTTGGCGTGTACCTGCCAACATGCTGGAAGCGGCCTAAATGAAAAAAGAATGGATACAATGGAAGATGGAGTTAGAAGAAGCTGAACAAATGAAGTTTATCGCTGGCATAAGAAAACTCCAAGAAGAAATGATTGAGCTGTTGGTTTCAAGTGAAGAACACAATGGCTTTCCTGAAGCAACCAAAGTGATTGAACATATTCAGCAACTGGGAAAATAGTATGAAAAAAGATACAGCGTTTCGTATATGGCTAATGAAAATTTGGACAGAAAATCGAGACGAGCACCAGGAGTTCAAAGAACCAGTTGTTGCACTAGAAGAATATTTTGACCGATACAAATACTGGCTCAAACGAGAATTCCGATATCAACAACGCATTAGTAAATAGTATGAACACAATAGATTTCAGCACAGACAAATTCAAAGGGATCAAGTTGGCAGCAGATTGGATTCGTGATCTTGAATCAAGCGACAGCAGGCTGCACAAAGAGTCTGTGGTTGAAAAAGCCTACATGGCCGCCCAACTTGGCAGTGCCAGCGCCCAGTGTTTTTTGTTCAACTGTTATCAAGCATACAATCCTTACTATGTTTTTGGTGTCAAGCAAGTGCCAGAAACAGACGGACTTGAGTTTCGAGCTAACCCTTGGCCCAAGTTTTGGGCACTGTGCGAAGCACTTCGTACTCGTAGTATATCAGGACATGCCGCACGGGACCGCATACTTGAAGTTGCCAACGAGTTTGACAGTGAAGAATGGAACAACCTTTGCCGTCGTGTGTTGATCAAAGATCTACGTTGCGGCATCAGTGAAAAAACCTTGAACAAAGTACTGGGCAAAACAGAATGGAAAATCCCTGTGTTTGCTTGTCAGCTTGCTACCGACAGCGAAAAGCATGTGGGCAAACTCAAGGGCCCTATGCGTATTGAAAAGAAACTGGATGGTGTTCGAGTACTGGCCATAGTGTCACCTGGTGGTGCAGTACTGTACAGTCGCAATGGCAAAGAGTTCAACAACTTTCCTGAAATAGCAGATGCAATATACAAAGCTCGCAGTCTCTTTATGTTTCATTCAAATAAATCTTTTGTGTTGGATGGCGAGATCATGGGCGAAAGTTTTCAAGCACTGATGAAGCAAGCACAACGCAAAAGCGATGTCAAAACAAAAGACATGGTGTATAATATTTTTGATATTGTACCATTGGATGACTTTGAGCGTGGCCACTGGAATAAACCGTTAAATAAACGCATTGAGCTGTTGGCATTGGCCAGCGAAAAACTAAGAGGAATTCCAAATTTAAAAATTACTTCAGGCATTGAAGTTGATCTAGACACAGCCGAAGGGCACGATACAATGCGCCGATATGCCAATGATGCTGTGGCTGAAGGGTTCGAAGGCATTATGATCAAAGCAATGCCTGCACCTTATGAATGCAAGCGTAGCAGTTTTTGGATGAAATGGAAACCAGTTATCACAGTAGATTTAACTATTGTGGGTTTTGAAGAAGGAACTGGTCGCAATGCAGGGCGGTTGGGTGCTATAATATGTGAAGGAGAAGACGATGGACGTAAAATACGTGTTAATGTTGGCAGCGGTTTGTCTGATAGCAATCGCGATGAGTATTGGGTCAACCGGGATAGTTTACATGGCAACTTGGTTGAAGTTGAAGCTGACGCAGTTACGCAAAACCAAGACGGATCATACAGTTTGAGATTTCCGAGATTTGTACGCTTTAGAAGTTTTGAAGCGGGTGAAAAGATATAATTAAGGACCCATGTGATAAAGAGCGTAAGGACTGATCATTATTTGAATTTTATCAAGGACGACCCTGTGCGTCCTCATTTGCCTACGTTTTGGCGAGTAGAACCCAATCGAGAAGTGTATGTTCTTGAAGACGCCGACATCAATGATGTAGGTGCAATGATATGTGTGGCATACTGTAATCAAGTGCCTGCAGACGAAGGCGAGTTAGAAAAGTACTCTACACCTGTACACAAAGATGATCCCATTGGCCATATCGCAGTGTTTTATACAGTATGGAGTTATCGAGCTGGCGCTGGCCGAAAACTTGTGTTGGGCGTAGCAGATTTGATCAGGCGCACCATGCCCCACGTTACCCGATTTGTAACATTAAGTCCAATGACCGAAATGGCCAGACGTTTCCATACCAAAAATGGTGCCACTGTATTGCAAGTCAATTCTACATCGGTCAACTATGAATACCGGTTCGAAGATTAACTGCTAACTTTGGCACAGCTACAACCGATAAATATAACATTATGTTTCTAAGTTCACTTACACTATTTGTAGCACTGAGCCTGTCGGTTATTGCAGCCTATTACTCAATTGCAGGACTTGCTGCCATATTTGCTGCCGCGGCGATACCTATTATCATTATGGGTTCGGTACTAGAAGCCGCAAAGATTGTGGCAACAGTATGGCTACACGAATACTGGAACCAATGCCGTGCATTGATGAAGTTGTACTTGGTACCAGCAGTTGTAATGCTGATGTTGATTACATCAATGGGCATTTTTGGATTCTTATCAAAAGCACACATTGAACAAACCAGCGCAGGTGAAGAAAGTGTTGCACAAGTAGAACGTTTGACCACCGAAATTGTCCGTCAACAAGATGTAGTCGATCGTGCAGAAGAAAAGATTCGCCAATTACAAACCAGTGGCACAGGCAGCGATGCCAATGTGCAAGCTCAAATTGACAAAGAACAACAACGCATCGACAATGCTTATGCTCGCATACAACCTGCCATTGATGAGCAGAATAAAATTATTGGCTCGCAGGCAAAACTATACCAAGATGAACTTGACAGAATTGACACTGGTTTAAAAACACTACAAGGTTATATTGACAGCGGCGACACTAAAAAAGCACAGCAAATGATTGGTGCCAGTGCAGACGGTGTATTTGGTAAAAAGACTGCTGAAAAAATTGGCGATTGGAAAACTGCCAAACAAGAAGAGCGCAAAGCATTACTAACAAAAATAGAACAAGCAACAAACAATCCGCAAGCCCGTGCCGCCGGCGCAGAGATCAAACGTCTGCGTCTAAGTGCTGAACGCGAAGTAGCAGAGTCAAACAAATTGATCAATCGTTTGCGCACACAAGTTGGCAAAGCTGACAAAACTGCTGACATCGACGCACAAGTTGATGAACAGAATCTTCGTATCAAAACTGCCAACACAGAGATTGACACACTCACAGAAGAAAAATACAAACTAGAAGGCGAATACAGAAAACTAGAAGCTGAAGTAGGCCCGATCAAGTACATTGCCGAATTCATCTATGGCGAAAGTGCAGACAAGAACATGCTTGAAAAAGCAGTTACATGGGTAATCATACTTATAATATTTGTGTTTGATCCATTGGCTATTATGATGTTGCTGGCTGCTACAGAAAGTTTAAAATGGGCACGTGAAAAGAAAACATCATTGCCAAGTCCAATAGCCCCTAGAATTGATCCGGCACTTGAAGAAGACCTTGACGATGAAATGGCTAGCGACATAACTGAGTTAGAAAACGACGATCCTATCCTATGTTACAAGTGCGGAACTGCATTATTAAATGCTCCTGGCATCGGACCGTTTTGTCCCAACAAGGAATGTGATGTAGCAGACGGTCCTTTTATAAACAAAAGCGAAGCGCCGCATCACCCAGACACACATCCTTACCTGAAGGCAGGATTTGGCGGCGGCCTTGGCGATCTAAAGCCAATGGTGGCACCAGTACCCGCACCTGACTATGAACCAGATGACGGTGCGTTGACTGAAGAACAGATTGAACAAATCAAACGCACAGTCGAAGAGCTCGAAGAAGTAAAAAAAACGGCTGAAATTATAGAAGAGGAACAACATGTTGAAGAAATTGCTAACATTGGGATTACCGAACCTGAAGAAGTCGTACCAGAAGTACAGGAAACTGTCACCGTTGTCGAAGATGTCATGGTTGAAGATGATGATGACATGCACGACATGGATGCTAACGAAAAAGAAGCCGCCAGACGGTGGAAAACGGCGTACCCAGACCGCACATTAAAGTTCTACCGTCGTTTAGTAGAAAATGGCAAAGCAACAGAGTTGCCATGGATGGCTCCGCAATATTATTATAAGTTGTCCCCGGATTCTGAATTGGGCAACGAAACACAGTCGGGATTTGGCATTGCGTTTCCGTCAAACCCCAACAAAGGCGATAGCTTTTTGCGAGTAGACCGTTTGCCAAGTGTGCTATACAAGTTTAACGGAACAAATTGGATTGAAGTAGACAAAGCATTGAATGATCGCTACGCACACGACGAAGCATACATAGATCA